CGCCATAGTTTGCAGGGTCAGCATCTTTAAGCCTGTAGCCTGTTTGACCGTTTTCTGTGACTTTCACAAGTTGACCGCTTTGGTTTTCCTCTACAAAAGAAGATGTACCGTCTTCACCGTCATTAATTAATTGGCTCGTTCTTGTTGCAGGTGCAAAAGCATCTGTAGGTTGTAACATATAGTCACTTAGTAACCCATTTACCTGTCCTGAATAAATGTAATAGGCGTCAGTTGTGCCGCGAGCCACAACCGCAGGGTCTTGCGTTGCGTCGCCTACATAATACAAGGTGTCGCCTGACTGTGTAGCTTGTGCATTAATTAACTCGTTAATGTTTTGATACAGTTCTTGCGGTGCGCTTTCTGCGCTACCTAAGCTTTCTATTTGCCATTGTCCCTCAATACGATTCCACCGCGTTGTGCGGTCGGTGCTAAAGGCAAAAGTGCCATTTGCAGGTGTTGCGTATGCGGCGTTTAACGCGGCTAGTGTTGTGTAGGTGCCTAGGTTTAAAATAGAACCTATTAAAAACGGGTCTATTTGCGTAGGCTCAGCCGTGCCTGTTTGTATCAAAAGCTTTGCCAGTGCAGGTAAAGCGGTGCTAATTACCTTTTCCTTAAAGTAATCCCTAAATAATTTATTTCCCATTACGAGTATATTAGTCTATTATTATTTTCGTCTGTCAGTATGTTGCCTTGCGCGTCTGTCAAGAAAAACGTTTCTGTAATTATGGGTGCCAGGTTGTAAACCGGCACTTTAAAACCTATGAGGTGTATGGTGTTATTTTGCGGCATTAGAAAATGGTATTTATATCATATTGATGCACAATCACATAGTCAAAATCTGGTAATTGTGGCACAACCGTTTGCACGCGGTATGGCACTGTTGCGGTGACCGTTATGCTGCCACCTGTACCCTTTACATTTATACCACGAGCAGCAAGCGCAGCGGCCTGTGTCGTGTCCACATCTACTGCAATCTGCACATTTAATATGAGCTCTAAAACGCCAGACGCTGCACCCAGCCACGCAACCATAAAAACCAAAACAGTCTCATGTATCGCTTGTATCGGGTCGCCGCTACTTCCAATACCTGCACGCACATAGCTGTCAGGTAAGGTGTATAATGTCCCGTTAAAAGCGGCCTTTATTACAACGGTGCCAGCGGGTATATTTTGGAACGTAGCAGCATCTATGGTGTTATACAGTGCCGTCTTATAGGCTGCTGTTAAATTAGCTACAGGCAGTGATACCGGTGTAGCGTTTAAGAACTCGTTTTGCACAGACACCACCAGACTATCACCAGCGGCAAGTGCAGCAGCTATATAATCCTCATCTGCAAGCAGGTGATTTGTGATTGTTGCTATTGTTATTGTGGCCATGGGCTTGTTATTTTTATGCTTTCGCGAAAGCGTTATGCGTTAAAACTGGTTGCTACTTCATTATCATATTCTAACTCTATCATAGTCACGGTGGTCATGCCCTGGTCTAGTGCAAGGGATAGGTTCACCGGTATAAAATTTTTAAAACCATCTAGATTGTAGCGCATTAATTCCAGAGGTGACCACAAACCAAATATGCTAGCATCTATTTTTACGAGCACTTGCGGTGTGGTATCGTGTACCATTTGTGCGCGCACCTCGCTATAGGTTCTGTTTTCAAACTGCTGTGGCGCGCCTATTCTAGACCAGCTTTCCCTAAACGAGCGCGGTACTTGCGGCGCTACAACCAGCGTATAGGTGTACAAGGTGTCTTGCTGTAGTTGTGCAAAGACAGTAAAACTCCTAAAAAGCGATCCATCTACATATTCTAGGTACACAAAATAGCGTGTACCTGCCCCTATGCCCACGGTTCTAAACATCATAAACGGTGGTGCAAAAACTGTTTTAAATTGGGTGTACACGGTCTCGTTAAACTTTTTACCATACAAGGTATCACCTGCCGCTACAGCCGCCTGCAATGCAGCATAAACCGTTTCGGTTACCTCTACATATTGCGTGCTCACATAAGGTATCACAAAGCCGCTACTTAATGGAAACACGCCTATAATGGGCTGTATGGTATAGTTTGCGGTTTCAGTGTCTGTAGCATTTAAAGTGAATCCTTTATAGGTCATATCGCCTACGCTACCGCCATGGGTCACATCTAGTTCTTGCACTGTGGTCCAGTCTATGTCACGGGTCACGTCTGTAACGATGGTATCGCGTGCGCTGTAGCGTATGTCTAGTTTTCTAAAACCTACAGCATACACACCCAGCTCATTTAAAGGGTCAGCAACCGCATACAGGCGCACTTGCAGCAAACCACCTGGTAATGGTAATTGCAAATCTTTAAGCGATAAAACACCCGAAACGCGACGCGGGTTATCACCTGCAAGATTGTCGTCACCTTCGGGACTAAACTCTAGCAAATAACCGTCGCGGTTTCCATAGTTTAAACGGTTAGACAGCATGGTAACGCCGTCTATAAGAATCTCGTAATTTATGTTTTGATTGCCATATTTACCAGCATCATATAGCCCAGGGAACTGGCCAGTATTGGAACCGTATTGTATCATTGCCACTATTTCTATATCTACATCTATAAAGTCTGGTTCACTTTTAAGATAAACAGGCACGAGCAACTGCATATAAAAATTTTCATTTGCCGTTATAATGCGATTAAAGTATTTAAGCGATACAAATTCGGGTGCGCTTATAATATTTAAACGCCGCTGTATCTCGTCAGCAGTTAGCCCACCATTGCCTATGGCATTACCATACAGGCCATAGCTTATAGGTACGCGCCGCTGGCCTAAAATTTCACGCCCTACATGTATACCTGTTCCTATAGACTGCCAGTGCCGTGTAGCTGGTGGATTTGTAAAGGGAAACAAAAGCGTATAGGGTTGCTGTATGGCGTCGTCTGGCAACGGGTTTTCGCGCTCGTCTATATCCCAGGTAGCGGTGACACGTTGCAACGGTGGCAGCAAACTGATTTCTGGGCTGGCCTCAAAGTTTACAAATTCTGGAACGAGCGGTACATCTACAAAACCCGCAGGTGTGCCGTCTACTGCATAGCGGTAATATTGTAACACGATGGTGCTGTTATCACTTGTTAGGGTACGGTTGTGGCCCGTGATATACCAGATGCCTTTATACGTTACCAGGCTACACCCCAGCGTTTCTAGCAGGGACTCTATAATCTTATAGCAGCTGTCTGGTTTGTCTGTTTTTTTATAGGTGCGTAGATCTATAAAAATTTTATTCCAGTCTGTATTTATGGATCCTGCATCGTTTTTAAAAGACGGTGCAAAGTATATTTCTTGCGCTAGGTTCGTAAGTTGCAAGCAGCGGTGCAGCACGGTGATGACGCTGTGCGTTCCGTCATAAAATGTGGTAGGTAAGAATTTTTCTTTGAGTCGTGCTAGGCCGTCTGTAGCGGTAAATGTGACGTATAGCAATGCGTGCTCATAAGGCTCATTATACTGCTCTGGTAGTAAGAATCCGCGCCATAAAATCACGTCATCCTGATCTAGCAAATCTACCCTATAGTTAGACTCGTTACCGGTAAACAGGTGTTTAAAAAATAGATCACTTGCGTCGCTTACTTCCATTGTAAATGTTAGCTCACTGGGCATCATATACTGGTGCCGCTCATCGCCGCCGTTGTACTTGAGTACAGGTGTTGTGCGCTCACTAAATTCTAAAACCAGCGGCATGCTGTTTTGCAGCGTGTTAATGATGGCTATATTTAAAAAGGTAGCTGCGATCATCGTGTACGGTTATTTCTAGATTCGGTGCGCTGTATAACCTGCACTAAGGTGTCACCACGCAATATGAACTCACCGCCCACGGTCACGTTTGTATAACCGCCAGAGGCTGGCTCTATAAGTTTTTTTAGTTTGTTAAGCGGTGCGATAACCTCTGGGTTTGTGCGCGCCCCGGCATACTCACCCACGAGCGCATTTGTAGGCCCGTAAACAATACCACCTTTTGCAAACGGTGTTGCACCGCCGCCTGCTATATTGCCCATGGCGCTTTTTGCAAATGTACCTAAGGCCACCAGTGCAATACCAGCAGCAATAGCCACCGCAGGATTTAAAGATTCTAGGGCTACTCTAATTCCTTTTACAGCAACCCCTATTTTTATAGCCATTGTACCTACATTAATTGCCAGGTCTGCAAGGGTGCCTAGAAACAACTGTGCAAAACCCTTTAAAAAATTACCACCTGCCGCCGCATTGCCTATTAACGCACCAAAACCAATTAAAAAACTTTCTGCGGCCTGTTCCATTATTGGGCCTAATGCTTCATTAAATAACACCGTGGTTTCTATCATGTCATACATGCTATCAGTTATCATACTAGCAGATTGCGTTGCACTTAATGCGGTTGCAGCCAGCGGTGCGGCTATTTTAGCAAATACCGTCTGTAGACCAGTGATGTTTTTTAATTTTTTATCTGTTTTTTTACCATCCTCACCTAATGCCATCATTTTCTCGCTTGCGTTTTCAATATTATTTGCAAGCGTTATAAATGATTCCCCGGTTTCAATGTTTTGCTTAGACTGTATAAAAGAGTTTGCTATTAAATTAACCTGTTCTTTAAGGAATTTACTTTGTTCTTCTCTATACGCGGTAAGAGGCTCTTTTATTACCTCAAAGGATTGTTTGCCTATAGCAGCTAGTTTTTTAAATGCTTCACCTGGTTTTGTAAAATCAATATCTTTTATGCTAAATAGATTAGATAAAAGAGTATTAAAACTTTGAGAAACTTGCTTTACAGCAGCAGACAACCCAACTATATAAGATGTTCCTTTTGCTATATTAAGTTGCCATTCTATTAGTAGCCCATTTAATGAACTTAAACCACCCCCAAAAAAACTAAAGAAATTTTTAAGAGGCGTTAAATCAAAGGATAATGCTAGCTGTTTCATGGAATTATAAATAGTTTTAACACCATTTAAAATAATTGTAAATCCATTTCCTAAAGCATTTGTTAATTTGCTCCAGTCTATATTTAAGGCCACTATAATAGCTACTAACGCGCCTAATGCAACTACTAGCGCGCCTATAGGATTAGCCGCTATCGTTGCACTAAACGCAATAAATGCACCTTTTAAGGTGGCAAAAGCAGTTATAATTTTTGGTATGACATTTGTTGATAGCGCAGTAAATGCAGTCATGAGACCCGGTATAACGTTAGTAGCCATAAAGCCTACCGTAATTAGCAGCGGACCTAAAACAGCCGCAAGGCCAGCGATTACCACTATTATTTTTTTAGTGACCGTGGATAGCTCGCTAAATTTGCCAGCAAGCATGCCCACAAAATTTGCTAACTTATTAATAGCCGGTGCAAGCAGCTTACCTATTTCTATAGCCGCGCCTTCTAAGGCGCTTTTGAGTCTATCTAAAGACCCAGCTGTGGTATTGCTCATGATGTCGGCCATTCTCTTTGCAGATCCAGCAGCGGCGTCGTAAGAAATTGTCAAGGCGTTTGCCTTTTCCTGGTTGTCTGCAAGAACGGCTGCAACCGTTGCGCCTCTGGTACCGAATAAATTTAAGGCAGTTACGTTTTTGTCTGCACTATTTTTGATAAGGTCTAAAGCGCCCTTAAGTGTAATTCCTTGTTTTGCAGTTTCTAAAAATATGTTACGTAGTGCAGTACCTGCCGTACTGGCGTCAATGTTAGCGTCTACAAGTACAGATAACATTGCGGTGGTTTCTTCAAGACTCACACCCGCGTTTTTAGCTACTGGTGCAACAGCTGCCATGGCTGTGCTAAACTTATCTAAATCTAACGCACTGCTAGAAAATGACAACGCCATTACGTCTGTAACGCGACCCGCATCTTTAACATCTAAACCAAAACCTCTTATAGTACCAGCTGCAATGGTTGCACTGGCCGCTAAATCTTCACCAGTTGCAATCGCTAAATCGAGCGTGGCGGCTGTAGCATCTACTATTTCTTCTGGTTTAAAACCTAGCTTAGAAAAAGCAAGCTGTAAACCTGCAACCTCAGAGGCGGTGAATTTAGTAGTTCTACCTAGCTCCATTGCATTATCACTAAGCAGTTTAAACTGCGTTACGGTAGCGCCAGATACCGCACGTACTTGCGCGAGTGATTGCTCTAGTGTTATAAATGTTGCTGCACTTATAGTGCCTAGTGCAACCAGCGGTGCTGTCAAGCCTATACTTAAAGACTTGCCGGTCTTTGTAAATTCCTTGCCCACACTTTTCATGGTGCGCTCTGCATTTTGCATTTGCGATGAGAACTGCGCCAGGTCAGCAAGAAACTTAATATTAATGCTTGCTAAATTTGCCATTTATTGTTCTTTTTTACGGTCTATTTTTTCCCATAAACGGGCTGCGTGTTCTTTCTTTTGGTCTGGTGTGAGGCTGCTTTTACTTACTGCCTGTATGTCCCAGGGAAAAGGCCATGAATCTTGTAGAGATTTCTGGTCTTTTTTTGCTAGATGTGGCAGCAGGTTACTCCACACTACATAGCGGTTTTGTTCCATTTGAAACTTGTATTGTTCGCTTTCGCGAAAGCGAAAACCTTGTAAATAATTATAAAATTGCCGTGGTGTGTACTCGTACAACCGGTGCAATGGCAACCGTATCTCGCCGCTTAACTGTTCTAACCTATCCCAGGTTAAGGTTTCTTGTTCCGTTTTTTGCGCGGTGCTGTCACCGGTTGCGGGTTCTTTTTTTTTGCAGTTTCCTGCGGCATGCTGGCTGCAAATTCCTGCACGATACTACCTACCAGTTCCATGTTTACAAAAAGCGCGTCAGCCACGTCATTGCTGTCAAATGCTACCTTATTACCTGCTGCAACGATGCTTGCAAAAACAAGGTCAGAAAGTGTGTCCATGGTTGCGGCACTTAAAGAGCCATTTCCTAATTCACCTATGACCCCAAGTTTTGCAAAAACGTCCTGTAGGTTGTCCATTTTCCACAAGCTGCTTAATGCTCGTAGCGATGCATAGCCAAATCTAAGCGGGTAATCCACGCCATTTATCTCGATACTAATTGTGCTGGTCCCGTTCATTATGCTACTGTAAATTTCTCGATAATACCAGAACCACGTAAGCTGATAGACGCTGTAGCATCTTCCTCGTTAGGTGCATTCATTTCTAGAGATTCAACAAAACACTTGCCTTTGTAGCCCGTTGTGCCTATAGCATCTAGTACAAACTCAATGTCGAGTGCCACGTCTGCATCGTACTTATCGAACAATTCAGAAAATGCCAGTGCAGTGGTTACACCAGCAGGTAATGACTGAACCGCTAGTGCGCTACAAGAAGCTGAAAAGCTCTTAACGCCAGGCGCTACTTCTATACCGTCTGTGTCCTTAGTGCTGCGCTCTTTAAACTCGCGTGATAAGCTAATAGATGCCTCAGTGCTGTGAAAGACGGTCTTGCCGTCTAGTGATATTCTTAATAATGAACCGTCGTAAATCATGTTATGTAATTTTAATGTTAAAGTTTAAATCTGCATACGAGCGGTCTTGCTCGTCTGTATAAAATGTATCGCCGTTTGTAAACTGAAAACTGCGTATGTTATTCTTAATGTACGTGCGCAGGTGATCGTAGCCTGTAGCCACGTCATCGTATTTTTTTGCCACAACGGTGAGCGTTAAAATATAATTGCGCAGGCCGTCTTTAGTTGCCTCTGGTTGCTCACTAAGCCTGTAAACCACAAAGGGTGTCTCAGAGCTAATGTTTGCCTGCACCGGTTGCACACTCTTAAAAAAGCTTGCTATGGCTGGCGTGGCATTTGCTTCTAAAATAAGCCTGCGTATTTCTTCTGAGTCCTGTCTAAGCATTGCTTAATTTGTCTATTTGTTTTTGCACGTAGCGTGTCACTTTACTCTTTAGTTCTGGCACTATGCGACCTTGCGTCTGGTTGTATGCTCTTTGCATAAACGGGTTTGCTTTTTGCAGCACCGTGCCACCGTGTACCATCGCGCCATACCAGCCGTCCCATTTCCCTTTTGTTCTAGGGCCTACATAAATAACCGCTTTGGTTTTGGCTTTACCGGTTATTGTTCCAATACTATCGCGCAGCTGTCCGGGCTGTATTACTTTACGCGCTCGGGAACCACTTATAACGTGCGCTTTTTTACTAACTGGTGCCTGTGATCTAGCTGCACCAACGGTACTCTTTGCTACTTGCCGCTGTATTTTAAGCATCTCATTACGCTTGAGCCTATCGTTTCCTAACAGCTTTATTTTGCGCTGTAGCTCTTGGAACCCTTGTATTTCAGTCTCTAGCTTATTCATAGATCACACAACTTAATTTAAGGAACTTGCGGCGCTGCACTTCGCTTGCATAGCGTACCGTGTATTTATCGCCAGCATCCGTAATGTTAAGCGTGATGCGGTTATCCCAGGCTACGGTATTAAACCTGACAATGTACTCGCGGCTGTTTGTATAGATCACTTTTTCTGAGTCATCATTTAAACCACCAGCCTTGTCTATAATCTTTGCCCAGACCTTGCCTATTAATACATCAGTCTCAAGCAGCTCACCTGTAGCACTTGTTACGGCCGTTCTATAAGACAGCTCTATTTGTCTGTCCATCTCACCGATATAAGGTTGCTCGTTTCTAGGCATGATTACTGCTTATAAGGTCTCATTAATGCATACACGGCACGTTCTGTACCTGGTATATTTCTATCTTCGCGGTAGGTATCACTATCACCTATAAGCAAACGCACTGCCTTTTTAACGTCTGCCGGTATGGTTGCGGTCCCGCAAGTACCTTTAATCGTTATAGATGTATCTTCAAACATGTCAGGAAAAACACCTTTAACGTAAATCAAAGATTCATGCCTGGTTATGTAGCTGCTTAATCTGTAGCTAGTCTCTGGCAAGGTTGTTAAAACGTTTTCGCGATTATAATACTCGATAGACGTAATTGTCAGCACCATGTAAAACGGCATGATGAGCTTGTCTTTAATCTCCGATACCGTAAGCTCAAAAGCACGAGTTCCTAAAATAACACCGCTCAAATTTTCTACTTGCGTTATTGCGCTATCAATCATGGTCTGCACCTCGTCAATGGTTACCTGGTCTACTTCTAGCGCACCTGTGCTGTCATACGCATCTAACCTAAGATGTTTAAGCGCTTGCTGCATGGTGCAGTAGGCGTCAGAATTTAGTGAGTCGATCGCGTAATCCATGATTTTTAAGCTTTAACGGCGCAGTTTGCGTCTATGATTTCTTGCGCTAGTTTTGCGTCTAGATCTATAGTCTGGCCTATGTTATAGGGCAGGCTAAACAAACCAGCTACGTGGTCTGTGATTTTAATTTTTAAGGTGCTACTGGCTTTCTTTTGCTTTTTTGTAGTGCCTGTTGCAGGAACTTCTGGTGTTGATTTAGTTGTCTTATCTGACATGATTTTATAATTTATAGGGTTAACTAATGAACTGGTCATAGGGCGCTACTTTATTCACGCCCCAGGAACCAACCCAATTAAAACTTAAATTCCTCTTATGAAGGCGTTTTTTGCAAATGCTGTAGGCTTTGCGATTGCAACATCTGCATACAGGTTTGCCACGAGGCGCACACTGTCAGCAGCAAGCTCCGTATAGGGATCTACTGCGATGCTCATTGCACCCCACTGTCCCACAAACAACTGCGAAAAGTCACCGTAAATTAATGGGTACACAGCGGTGCCGCCATCGTCTAGTGTAGGCACTAGGTTTGTGCTGACATAGCGGTAACCCATTAACTGGTCTATAAGCTCCAGCAAGAAACGGCCAGAGCCTGCATCTTTTTTAATAGTCATTAAAGCTGCACGCACTTTAGGGTGCATGAGCCAGCCTCGTGAAACGTCAGAGGCGTCTGCACTGTCTACTAGAGACTCGAGCTGCACTAACAGATCATGAGTAGCGACTGCCGCTGCGCTGCTGCTGCCTGTTAAAACACCTGTGGTATTTAAAATACCAGTAGGTGCAACGCCACCACCACCGTTTATAGCTGCACCATTAAGGATGCGGCTACCTGCCTGACCTAACAGGTTGCGTACATATTCCTCAACACCTACACTGGCCTGATTAATCAAGCTGTTTGTAATGGATGCACTTGCTGCGGCTCTTTTTGCCGAAAGGCTAGGACCTACAAACTTTTGTTTTTGTCCAGTAACACTGGCGCCCTCTGCAAGCCATTCCATGTTAAAGTTGTTGGCATTAGGCAATGGAACATCACCCGCAGACAAGCCGCTAAAAAAGGTCGCGCCCAATTCCTCTACAAAAAGCTTTGGCATAAATGGGTCCTGCAAAACAGGTGCGCTTGCAGTAACCAACTGGCCACCATACTCACCAGCATCTTGTGTTACTGTGTGCTGTGTTGCTCTGGTCACACCTAAAGGTATAACGATGGCTGCGCTGTCTGGTGTGGTCACACCCGCTGCGCGGTTTTCTGCACGTCCTATGGCGTCCAATTCAGCCTCTGCACCGGTTAATTCTTTACCAGATAGACGGGAACGTATTGCGGCAATAATAGACGCTTTGCCATGTATTGCTGCTTTTTCGGCAGCTTCACCACGGTTTGCACTGCCTGGTATAGTTACACCATCTAATGCAGCTGCACGAGCTTGCGCAGTTTCTACTGCTTGCTCGTCTATAATTTTTGAGTCTAGCGCTTGCACTTGCGTGTCCAGCGTTCTAAACTCGGTTTGCTCAGTTTCCGTAAACTCGCGGTTTTCTGCATTACGTGTGTCGATGAGCGTTTTTTGCGCTATTACTTTAGCCGCGCGGTCTTGTTGAAGTTGTGCTAACTTTGTCATTTTACTTGTTGTTTAAATTATACATATATGCAGCGTCAAACTCATCGAGCATGGCTGTATTTCTTGTGGTGGTTGGTGGTGTGGTGGTTGCTTTCGCGAAAGCTTCTAGACCCTCATTATTTCTTTTTATTGCGTCCTTATTGCTAGGCACGGGAACCACAGACCACTCTACCAAGGTCTGGCGCGTGAAGTATACTAAGTCTGGGTTTTCGCCTTTGTCAAAATCACCGCGTGCGGCCTCATGTATTTGCGCACCTACAGACGCGCCTTTAAGCGTGCCATTGTCTAGTTTGCGTTTCACCTTGTCTGCAACCGGGTTACCTATTTCTAAATCTAGAACCGCTATCATTTCTTGATTTTCAAAACGCACGGTAGAGGTGCCTATTACCGCTGCGTCTGGGTCAGATGACCATGTGGCATGGTTAAGACTCACAATGTTATTTGCGCGGTATGCTTCAAGTTCCCAACCTGACTGGCGAAAAACAGTACCATAGCTATCTGGGCTCTCCGTAGAAATAACAAACTCGTACGAGCGGTTCTCTGGGTCTATAACCTGTGGTGCGCGCACAGTTGCGTAGCGGGTCTGAATGATGTTCTTGTTATCCATTTAAAGATTCTATTTTTGCGTCTACTTGTTCTTGCGTTTGTGCGTTTACTGGCTGGTAGGGCTTTTCAAGTCCATCTATAGCCGGTAAGTTTTCTAGCCTGCGCACCTCGTTAGGTGCTAACCAACCAGAGAAAATACCTTTACTATACCAGTCTGCACGGGATTTAATGTCGGTGCGCAGTAAGATGTTGTTGTTAAATCTTGTAAAATACTGTTCTGCTTTTTCGGCTGGTGTGAATAGCTTGCGGTCGCATTCTTGTTCTAGTTTAAGCTGCCACGGCATCACACAGTCTTGCTGGTGCTCAATACCTAAATACTCTAATGACGAGTAGTTTGCATTACTCATGTCCTTAATTTTGTGAGGTGCAATGTTTAGGAATCGGGATATTTCTATAACACCATTTTTCATGGTGTCTAATATCTTGAGCTCGTCTGGTGTTAAACTTATGCGCTGGTATTTTAAGCCATCGTCTAGAACTGCGGTGTTATGCTTGTGGCCAGCGTTCATGTGCTCATTAAACTTAGTTGATATAACCTTTTTATTTTCGAGTTTAATTTGTGATTCTGTACTAAGAACACCAGAACTTATCGCCTTATTATCATAACTCTTACCCGCAAAGTCTTGCGCATTTATAGAAATACCCAGAGAAGCTGCCATGTATTTTACAACGCTTATGCCTCTTAAACCCTCGTCAGAAAAGCCCATGATATGAATCATGCTGCTGGCTGGTATGGGTAGCGTGTAACCTTTTACCGTGTAGTATAATTGGTTTTGATATTTCTTTACGTCCGTAACCTCGTCAAACGGTGTGTACACCAGCTCGACCGGGACGCCACTATTGTTAGTCACAATAACCGCAAAGCCATCGCCTTTTATAATAGCCGACTGTATGAGCATTTTACGAAATGTAAAGCTGGTCATAAGCGGTGAAGGCTCTTTATGCAATAGCATGTCTACTGGGTGTTCGCTCACACGCTCTACCTGATTACCTACGTTTCTAAATACTTTAAATGGAGTCTTTGCAATGTCGTTAGATATCTGATCTACGGCATTATAGAATGCCCCTACGGTAAGTGCTGTGCTTTGGTTTACACTAATTCTACCAGGTGCGGCCATATTAAACAAGCCGCCAAAGATACCAGACGAGTCAACGCTGGCAGCTCTAACGGCTGTAGGGTTTTTTATGAAAGCGGCACCTAGTATCATAGCTTCTATTATGAAAAGAGATACAAAGATTAAATACTAGGTAAGATAAAATAGGGATGAGTTTTCCTTTTGTTTTATTTAAAGTTTTACATATCCCGTGTTGTCACACATTAAAACGATGATGACAACACGGTATAAAAATAATGCTAAGTTTTCGTTTTCCAATCACCATCGGCATCTAAGTGGCTAGGTGGCCATCCGTGTTTACTTACCATAATCATTCTCATTAGCCTAGTCCATATTCTAAGCAATCCGTTTACTAAGAAGTACGCACCACCATTAAACAGTATTGCACATCCTACAAATTTCCAAAAGCCACTTAAGGCAAACTCTAGTATTTCTATCATAATTTATCGTTTTAATTTCGCACTATTCATATACCTATTCGTTGTAAACAATAAAAATTATTCAATAGTTATCGTTTGGTCATTTTTCCAATTTGGAGGGTTATTAAATATTACAGAATTATTTTCTTTAAGCCATTTTTTGTAAATCAATATTCCATTTCTATAAACATATACTTCGTTACCTATTTTATCTGAGTGCATCATAATTTTGAAAGTGTACAACAACGTATATAATTAATGCGTTTAATGGGTAGACTTAAATAGTTTGCGTCTATGTATGCGGTGTCTTGTGCTGTGTATGGGGTGTGTTTTACTTTGGGCATGGGTTTTTTTTATTGGGTTCGTTTTGTTTTTATGTTAATCGCTTGCTATCGTTAGATTAACGAACGCCAGGTATAAGCCTGTGCAGAGTGTGGTGATTATTAAGACGGTTACTATTAACTGGCGCTGCCAGTGTGCGGCTATCCAGTACCAGTCTAGTAACAGGCTTATAAGACTGGCTAGTGTTATGGTTATTACGAGAAGTATACATGCGTTTTTTATGTTTTTCATTTAGATTTTTTTAAGAAGTTGGTAAGGTGTGTGCGAAAGCCCCGGTGCGTTTCAAATTTAAACTCACCAAAAAGGTCAAGGCACTCGTCGTTAATTGCATTAAATGCCTCTATGGTTGTGCGGCTGTGTGGTAGTTGCTTAAAATATGCCTGGGTAAAACCTGCATGTGTAGCAAGCTGACATGCACGCTGGTACTTGTGGTAGGGTATGTCTGTCGGGTTTTGCATGGGTTGGTTATTTAGAAATTTGTATGCTTGCGTAATAGTGCAGCCCGTGCATAGAGCTAATAGGTTTTTCGGGCATCAGTGTGCATAGCGATTTTAAGCGCTGTTCTAGCTTTTTACATTGTGCTGCAAATGCAGGATAGGTATCTATTTGCGACTGTATCTGCTTAATGCTATTTATGATCGTAGAGTGATCGCATTTGCGTTTTAAGGATTGTTCGAAATCTCGTATATCGTATAAAATGTAGTTCCCAGATTTATAAGCAAGCCATCTAAATAGGTGACGGGCTTGTGCTATAGGAAGTTTTCTCGAAATAGAAAAAATAACATCTTTATCTAGTCCTGTAAATTCACAAACGATGTCTAGTGCGTGGTCCATGGGCTGTTTGGTTTTCATTAAAAGCATATATTTTGTGGATCATTGTAAGAACTTGACCGGTTTTCTACAGGCGTCATGGTACCGCCTATGCCCATGACTATAGCGATAAGGCCGTCTATACGGCGGGTGCTGCGTGATTTGTCTAGTCGTAGGTTTTCGTTTGGGTCCTGTATTGCAATGAGGCCGCCTACCTGCCAGCGCAATAATGCATTACCGCCGTGTACGAGTTTGCCCTCTATAACTAATGCCTCAAATTGCTTAGTGGGCGCGGTGTAGTTAATGATGTTTTGGGTGAACTCGCGCACGTTAACGCCGTTGTTTATTAGGTTGTTTTTAATAGCATCTGCATTGTAACGGTCTATTTCTAGAACGGATGCGTTGTATTTTGTATACCATTGCAGGGCAAGTTTTTCTACTTCATTATAGTCTATGGTTGCGCCTGGTGTCGCTATTAAAACACCTTGTTCTACAAATGACTGATAGGGCACTCCGTCCTCTTTTGCTCTTAATGCAATAGTTTTCGCTGGGCAAAAATGCATCACGCGTGTCATAACGATGCCCTGTGGGCATGGATTTGAAACTACTGAAAGTGCAGTAAGATCCTTACGGGTAGATAAATCTAATGCCATAGAGCAGCCGTAGTCAGTAAAATAACTTTCGTCTATAGGCTCTGCATTGTGGCCACGCATCCACTCATCGTCTGTAAGCCAGGACTCCATCGCATTTACCCATTTGTTTAAATGCTTTGTGAGAAAGTTGTTTATTTTGCTGGGTTGGTTTAGGGCTTTTGTAAACTCAGTGCGCAGGTTTTTAATGTCCAGACCATTACCTAGCAGCGGGTTTGCCTTGTACCAGTTAGCCTCATCTTGCCAGTCGTCGTCATCGTCTAGGTCGTGTATCATAATCCATGTATGTTCGTCTTTTTTTATTCCTTTTAAAATTTCGATACATACCTGCTCATAGTCATAACATACAGAGCCTATCATTGCGCCTGCGGTTGTGATGTGGTATGTAATAGGCTGAGATCGCATGACGCTTGAGCTTTCTAGATTTTCTTTTACAGTGTCATCGCGGTGCGCGTGGTACTCGTCTATGATGCTCAAGTGTGCAGATATACCGTCTTGCGTGCGGCTGTCTTTAGAGAGCGCCATCATCTTACTGCCTAATGGCGGGAATAATATCTTAGTTTGCAGGCACTCAAATTTTAGCTTTTTTAAAATAGGATTTGACTTTTTATGCTGAATAAAATCGTGTGCCTGGTCCCAGCATATTTTTGCCTGTTCTTGTCTGGTGGCACCTACATATACCTCGCTAGAACTTTCGTTTTCAAAGGACATCATAAAGAGCGCAAGCATAGCCATCTCTGCTGTCTTGCCGTTTTTCTTTGCGCGCTTATCGTATACAGTAGATATACGTCGTAGTCCGGTGCTCTTATTTTTCCAACCGAAAACATTATACAAGCAAAATTGCTGAAAGGGTGCGAGTATAAATGGCTGCCCTGCTAGTTTGCCCTTGGTATGGTTAATGCAATTTTCAGAGAAGTTAATAGGCATCATTCCCGCTGTGTGGTCTAGTGTGTAGCCATCGTGTTGTGCGGTTTGGATCCACGAGAAAAAACGAGTTACTGCCAGCTGCATTTTGCGGCCGGTAGGTATCGCACCACTACGCACATCTAGTGCATAGTTGTATGGTACGCTGTTTTTTATTTCCCGGGTTAGTTTCATTACTTACTAGCGGTTAATTTATTCATCACGTCACCGAAAAGATCCAACTGGTTCGACGGTTCTAGATTTAGTTCTTTTTCAGATTTAGGGTCTAAACCAAATTGCTTGAGGCATTGCAGCATTGTTTTTGTTGCATCCCTTTTAAGCGTTAATTCCACGCTTATGTTTTTTGCACCTGTAGAGAAGCTTTGCACGTATCCAGTACCTTGCTTTTTTTTGTTAGCAGAATTTATGGCTTTTACCGCAAATTCAAACTGCGACTTTGCATCTACCAGAATCTCTAGACCAGTAAGATGTATCTTTTTGAGCACGTCCGCATCTATTAATATTTGTGCTATTAATCGCCAGTGCCTTTTTGAAACCGTGTCCAAATAAGCTGGTGCAGCGGGCACCTTTTTTAATAGCTGGTTTTTAGGCAGCGACTTTACATTATTTTTTATTGTTTTCATAGTTAAGTCTTTAAGGTCCCCCCTTATTTATCCTTTGCGTGTAAAATTCTACCTATCGCGCGATGTACGCCGAGACGCACCAATAATAATTATACCCCTACCCCTTTGTTTTGCGCTTTCTTTTGCGCTTTTTTTATTGTGACAAGTTGTGCACATGGCTTGGAAGTTATTTTCTTCAAGCTTTGCGCCACCATTTGTAATAGAAACAATGTGGTCTACTACGTTTGCCGGTGTTATCACTTCATCACTATCACAGGCCACACACATAGGATTTTTATCTAGAAATCTTTTGCGAGCATTGCGCCAGGTTCTAGAGTTATAGAACTTAGAATTATCTACGCTGCGTGCGTGTTTCACTTGCGGCTTATGCCATGGTCTGTTTACCTTACTCATAGCTATATATCTCTGTTAAAATCAAACGCTTGTGACGGCCCTGCAACCTTATCGACTCGACTAGCATCATGGCTGTAGTTCTCTATAAACTCGTGATCGTAGAACTTTGTCTTATCTCCTTTCCAAAAGATAGGCACAGTGCCGGTACCGCCTTGTCGGAACTTAGAAAATATAAGTTCACTGTTCGCATTCTCAGCAGCGATGTCAGGCTCTGGTTCTAATCCATAATAATCTGGACGGTAGAGAAAGCAGACGATATCACTATCTTGTTCTATTGCACCAGATTCCCTAAGGTCAGAGAGCAGTGGACGCTTGGCACCGCCTCGTGTCTCTACTGCTCTAGATAGCTGACACGGTACAATCACAGGTATCTTTAATTCTTTTGATAAGGCTTTAAACTTACGCGTTATGCTCGCTATCTCTTGCTCACGATTACCGCGTGAGTCTACCGACTTATCACTAACAAGCTGCAAGTAGTCTACAAACAAAATACCTAGACCGTTCTCACGTTTCCATTTACGGGCTATGTTTATAATGTTGCTTATGTCTTGCGATGGTGAATCATTAAAGTGGCATTTATATTTAATCATTCTATCACGCACAACGTATAGCTCTTGAAAGTACTCTTGCTTTTCAAACCCTTTGGTTAAGAGCTGTGATAAATGAAAATGGCTGTCTATAGCTACAGCACGCGAGACAAGCTCAGTCGTAGGCATTTCTATAGATATAAAGCCCGTAGTTACACCAGCCTTTGCAGCAGCTACCATGTTACCTACAAGTAACGATGTTTTACCCATACCAGGGCGCGCGCCTATCGTTATGTACGTACCAGGCTGCCAGCCGCTGGTAAACTTATCTACTCGTTTAAGTCCAGAGGTAACTCCAGTTATCTCATCGCTTTCTTTATTGCTCAACATTTCCACGCGTTTCTGCACAAAGTCTAATGCCTCTGGCATTGTCATTTGGTGCGTGCCAGAATCTAGTAGGTTGGTTATAGAATCTAGACCAG